ATATCAATCCAGAATTTACCGAGGAGTTGCTTTCGTTTACGGGCACTCCGCAAGACAAGCATGATGACTTTATTGACGCGTTGGGTTATGCCTTCAACGCTATTCGCAAAACACCCCAGATATATGTATGAGTCTACTTGACCAACTTAGAGATAGAATCGCGAGCGCAGTTGCACCGCGAAGAAACGACAGACCGTATATTCGGTCGGGTGGTACTCGCAATATCGGTGCGACTCAAGTCGGTAATGAGTTAAGCGCCTCTCTTCGAGGTACTGTCTTTGCTTGCCTTCAGCATAGAGCGAATGCTTTGAGTGGTATCAAGTTTGATGCGTACAAAGAGCAGAACTATGAGAAAGAAGAACTCGGTCGCGGTCACTGGACTAATGAATTACTTAGTAATCCGAATCCGTATTTCACACGCTCGCAAGTCTTTGGCTATATTGAAAATTGGCTATCGATTAATGGCAATGCGTTTATATGGACTCCGACAAACGGCTATCGAGTCCCCTTGCAGATGTGGGTGCTTAATCCGACAAGAATGCGAGTCATCAAAGGGGAAAATAACTTCATAGATGGGTATGTCTATCAGTCAGCGCAAGAAGGCAATATAGCTATACCGGAAAAAGAGGTTATTCACCTTGCGAAGTTGCATCCCGCCTCGCGTCCTGAAGAAATTATCGGTATGAATATCTTCGGTGTTGGTCTTGTATCAGCCGCTTTGGAATATGCAAATATAGACCGCGAGGTTAGTGCTTATCTCGCTCGCTTGTTTGCTAATAATACAGTCCCGCCTCTTATTGCAAAGTTCCCTGAAAGATTCGATCAAGACGAATGGCAAAAGCTTAAAAGCGCTTGGAATGAAGAACTACCAGACTACAAGCTTCGCGCTTTGCTTGGTGGTGGTATGCAATTAGAGTTACCGCCGAAAGGCGAGCTTGCAGTTGGTTACGACGCTGTAAGCAAAGACGTAAGATCGCAAATCTCTCAAGTCTTTGGCGTTCCTCCCGGTATGCTTGATGGATCATTCCAAAACAAAGCGACTGCTGAAGTCCAATGGGCAATCTTTAGACAAAACTCTATCGATCCCGAAGCGCTTTACATTGCTGAAGAATTTACTCGCCACTTCCGTAGATGGGAAGAGGATGTGCTTATCGAAGCTCAGCCATATACCTATGCAGATCCCGATGCTGATATGAGGCAAGAAGAGTTCGAGCTTAAGTGGGGAATCAAGACAATCAACGATGCAAGAGGCGAGCGCGGGTACGATCCGATACCAGAAGGTAATACTCCGCTTATTGCTAATGGTTATGTCCCGCTTCAAAGCGCCGTAAATCCCGCTCCCGTGCCCGTGGTGGCACGAAAACTCTTAACAAGGGCAAATGCCAAGCTCCCTATCGTAACAGCCGATGCAAAGGACTTGTTCTGGAGAAACTTTGATGGCATAACAGAGGCGAATGCTGGTAGTCTTGAAAATGTAATCGAGATGATCATAGCTCAAATCAAAGAGCAGGTTTTTCAGCTTGCAGATGATGGCGTTTTGACTCTTGCGACTGTAGATGTTTCACCTGAAGAGCTTGCAAAGTACGATGCAATTATAGCAGAGGCTGCAAATCAAGTAGCACAAGAACTCTATGCAACTCTTGCGATCGAGGGAAGCGTTCCTCCGACTGCAGAGGTTATTGCCTTGGTTGAAGAGTCAAGCGCTCAAATCCGCGATTCAATCGGAGTAATCAAGCAAGAAGTTCAAGCTACTTTAACTGCAAATGCTGGTAAGAATAAAGAAGAGCTTTTTAAGATCCTGAATACCAAATTTGACTCACTGCAAACAAGCAGAGCCCGTGCGATTGCTAATACAACAAGCGCGAATGTTACAAGCGGGATGCAATATGCAGTCTACAAAGACGAAGGCTTCAAAATGGTATGGCTAACTCAACGCGATAACCGCGTAAGACCTGCACATGCTGCCATGGAAGGATCGACTCAAGGCGCTGATGGATATTTTACCGTAGTGACTGAAGTTCGAGATAAAGAAGGCAATATCGTAGAAGTCAAAACCGAGAAAGCAAAGCGCCCGCTCGGTTCAGGTCTTAGCGCTTCAAATGCAGTGAACTGCAGATGCCAATTATTCCCAGTGGAAGCCTAATGAGCTACAAGCCTAACAAAGGAATGCAAGAAGAAGCCGAGCGAGCTATCAGATGGGTAGAAGAGGGTCGCGACGGTGGTACTCGCATAGGTAAAATCAGAGCGCGCCAAATTGCACGCGGTGAGAACTTGAGCGAAGATACTGTAAAGCGTATGTATTCTTTTTTCTCAAGGCAAGAAAGCGTAAAAGATGCGGAAGGCTTTGAGCCTGGTGAGGATGGATATCCCTCACCTGGTAGAGTCGCTTGGGGTCTTTGGGGTGGCGACCCTGGTTATAGTTGGTCAAAGAACATAGTAGAGCAATTAAAAAATAGAGGTTTTAATATGAATTTAATCACACGCGAGCTGAACCTGCAAGTTAGGGACGGCTATGAAAAGGAAAAGGAATACGAAGAGAAAGAGAATGATCTCTATACTTTCGTAGTATCAACTCCTGAAGTAGATCGCTATGGTACTATCATAGTTCCAAGCGGAATAGACTATACAGCATATCTAAATAATCCCATAGTTTTAGCTCAGCATGACTCGGATGAGTGGCCTATCGGACGCTGCTTAGGATTTGCAATGAACGGCGAAAACTTAGAAGCTACAATTCAAATTGAATGTATCACTGAAGAAGGCAAGAAGCTTAACAAGCTTATCAATGCAGGATATGTAAAAGCCGTATCAGTTGGTATCATTCCAAAAGAATACGAAGAGCAAACAATCGACGGGCAAAAGGTAACTATTTACACAAAGTCCGAGCTTGTAGAATTTAGCGTCGTTTCAGTCCCTGCAAATCGCCAAGCTTTGCTAAAGAAATCTATGAAGACTTTACTCCAAGATTCAATCAATAAATACAAAAAGGAAAAGAGAATGTTAACCCCAGAGATCGAAGCCAAGATCAAAGACGAACTTCTTCCTGCAATCAAAGAAGCGTTTGTCAATGAGGTAATTAATCTCGGCTTTTCACCTGAAGAAGCCGAAGCATCTGTAAACGCTTTTATTACTGCAGGCGCTCCTCCAATGCTAGCAGTTTTGAAAGGCGAAGCACCAGCCGTTGTAGAGCCTGAAGTTGCACCAGCTCCAGAAGCTGCAGAGCCTCCAGTTGAGGTAGTAGAAGAAGGATACAAAGCACCTGAAGTTCGCGTCGGTAAGAAAATTGCAGCTTCAACACAAGCGCAAATCAGTGAAGGTATGGATATGATTCAAAACGGTTACAAGATTATCAAATCTGCAGTAGCCGGCGAAGCAGGCCGTTCAATTACGTTGAATATGCCTAAGAAACTCAATACAGACGAATTACTTAATTTAATCTAAGGATATTAGCATAATGGAAAACATTATCGTAACAAAAGACCAACTTAAAGAAGTTGTTGACCGCAAAGTTGCAGATCAACTTCGCACACAAAAGCCTACAAATAATAATGGCTTTGTATCAATCAAAGCAGATCACGATGCACGTCGTGACCAAGCTCGCACTGTAGCTGAATATATCCTTGCTAAGCACAAAGGATATGAAGGCCAAGCAGATGAAATCGCACGCAAGGCAAATGAGAAGTATTTGACACGCGCAAACTTCAACACTGGCACAGCATCACAAGGTGGCGCGGCCGTTCCTCAGTTTTGGGTAGAAGAAATCATGTCTTTTGCAGATCAGTATGGTTATGCAAGAGCACTCGCAAAGATCTATCCAATGCGCGGTAAAACAGAAAACTTAGTATCAAGCGGCGCGTTCACAGGCGCGGTTGTTGCTGAAGGTTCTGGTTTGACTGTAACTGACTCGACAAACTTCTTTACAGCTACAGCAATGACAGCTAAGAAGCTTGTTGCAGGTGCTATCATTTCTGAAGAGCAATTGCAAGATGCAACTCCTGCATTCTTGGATTATGTTGTAAATGGTTTGGGCCGCGCTCTTGCTGAAACAGAAGACAAGCAGTTTTTCAATGGCGATGGTAATGCACCTAACTTTACAGGAATTTTGAACGCCGCTTCAACTACAGTAGTTCGCCAAGGTGGTGCTAATAACTCTGGTAAGGATACATTTGGCGAAATTTCTTGGACTGACCTCTGGAACTTGCGCTTGGGTGTTAACTCTGGTGTTGGTGCAAATGGTGTATTCGTAGTGCCTCAGTCAGTATTCGGATTCTTGATGAAAGAAACAGGCGGAAGCCGTCCGATCTTCGACCAAGTAAGACCTATCGAAATCACATCAATCGGCTTGACTGCTCTTGCAGGCAACTCATACTTTACACCAACTGGCCGTCCGATGCATGTCGTACCAGATGCACTCTTCCCAACTTCAGCAGCAAATACAGCATCTGCAATCTATTGCGACTTTGCACAATTCACTGTTATGGGTATCCGCGAGGATGTAACAGTTAACGAATACAAAGAGTATTTCGGTGCGACTGGTTTGGGTGGTACTCACCAAAAAGGTATCGAAGTAGTAGAGCGCGTTGCTTTTGCATTCCCTGCTCCTTCTGCTATCGGTGTTCTCAAAACTTCAACAACCTAATTAGGTGATTTATGCTCGTAGATGTAATTCTAATCGAGCCGTATAATGGTGTTTCGGCAGGGTATGAGACTTCTCTCCCTGCCGAGATTGCCGAGGCTCTTATTAAACAAGGCAAGGCGAAAGATGCAAAGCCCGCGCCGAAAGTAGAAACAAAGAAAACAGGTAAATAACCATGCCATATACAAGCGCAAATCCGAGGGCTTTCGCGGCTCTCATGACCTTTCTTAATTTGGAAGTTAATGGCGATCCGACCTCCGAGGATACGGCGCTGTATACTTGGTTTGATGACCTAATAACAACCTGCTATGTAGAGGCTGAAGGCTACTGCGGTCAGCCTCTTCGTAGTGGGACGATATATTACCAATTTTACGCCTCAAAAGCTCAACGTGGCCTTGAAGCTAATCACTCATGGAAATATATCCCCTACAATGCTAACACGGCTCTTACGGCTTTGCAGTGGCGCGAAAATGAGTTTGCAACGTATGCGAACTTTACCGCGACTAACTATGCATGGAATGCCGAGCCGTATGCTAATTACATTGTCTTTCGTGATAAGACAAATGGACAATTCAAGGCGACGCTAAGCACTGGGTATTCAGATGCTACGATGCCATATACAATCTTGCAAGGAATAGCCGAAATGGTAGCACTTGCATATAAGCAAAGTCCTCAAGGTGGTAATTGGTTCGGACTTAACTCCGTCGCTACAGGCGGCGCGGGTCAAACAGTCAGCCAATCACTGAAAACCGATATAGGATGGCATAAGTACTTTGCGCAGTTTGTTATACCAACGGTCTAATTATGATCAATGCTGAAGCTTTAAAGGGCATTTTACGGCCTGTAATTCTGAAGAGCTTGGAGCGTATGCCGTTTGTCATGCAAGCGTATATCGGAGCTAACATGGAAATGCGAGGCGCGGCTGATAGAATAGCACCTTCTACAAGTTCTAAGCTCGCGATCAACTCTGGTACTTTGTTTCGTAGTTTCTCAAAAGGTCAGCCCGGAAATGTTTTCAGAGTCTCGCAAAATGGTGATAACTTTGAAGCAGAATACGGCTCCGACTTGCCATATGCAAGAGTCCAAGAGTTCGGCGGATTTATAGCAAGCAAAGGACGGATGCACAAGTACTTTTGGGCTAAATTTGCTGAGACTAAACAGCCGTATTTTAAAAATATCGCATTAAGTGTAAAAAAGAAAGGCGGCGTAAATATACCAGCCCGCCCGTACTTTAATCCTGCAGTGGATAGACTTCGAAATGATACGAAATTTGCAAGCGATGTAAAACAACAAGTCATAAACGGAATACAACAATGGCAAGAGAATCAGCGGCGATCCAATCCATAGCAAATAGACTTCGCACAATGAGCGGAGTCAAAGTCTATGATCAAGTAATGCTAGACAAATGGAATACATACCAGTTCCCTTTTGTCGGTGTTTTGTCGGGTGCTGACTCTCGCGAGGTTATTGGACTTGAAGATGATTCTGCTTTTGCAAATAAAGGTACTTTAGATATTTACTTGCTTGTCGGAGTGCAGGTAAAAAAGAATAGCACGGCTGGCAAGGCTAATTTGAGAGAGGCTCTTGCCGACTTATGCGAGGCAATCGAGAATAAGCTTACGAATTACAGCCCTGCAGTCTATGAGTCCGATTATGAGCGCACGATATTTGCGCCCGTGCACTTTATAGACTCTCAAGCGGTAACTTTTAATGATGATGAGACCAAAGGCATCTCATTTATGACATTTAGAATGGTATATTACAGAGGAGATGTATGAAGTTAAGTGCTTGTGTAATCTTTCAGGATGGAGATGACCTGAAAGGATGGCGTAACTCTTTACCTGAAGAAAATGTCGAAGTCATTGCACTTCGTACGGCGGTAAATCCGAAACTCAAAGAGCCTGTATTCCAAGAAGTCGGTAGGACTTCAGACCATATAGTGCTAAGCTGGGAATATCCAAGCTTCGAAGAGTATTTCGATTTTAGTTATTGCAGAAATAAACTCGATGAATATGCGACTGGTGACTGGATTCTGCATATGGACTCGGACGAGCGACTCGCAAGTCCTGAAGATGAGTTTTGGGCGTATTTGAGCGAGATAAATCCGACTGAAGCAGTCGCGGCTTATCTCTCTATTGCAGGATGTAACTATGACATTGATGAGAACTTCCCTAACATTCGGACTCGGTATAATATCCCTGCAATGAGATTGCACCGTCGTAGTGCTTTTTTAAAGTGGAAGGCGATTTGTCATGAGACTTTACATATAGATATCGATGGCGCTGTTACAGCTGATACAGATATATTGCTATACCATAAAGGATATAGCCAAGATAAAGATGCAATACTCGAAAAAGCAAAACGGAATGGCGGCTTGATGGTAAGAGAATACACACGCGATAAATCACAAAGAAACTGGGATTATTTAGTTAACACATTTTCATATCTAAAACAATTATCTAAGAGGTAATATCATGGTAGTAGGCGGCGCTAACCTTAGCGTA